CTGAGCCATCAGGCCGTGTATCGTCAGATACTTCTGGGCCTCTTGTTCTTGCTCTCCATAACCCAGATGCATGTCGACCTGCACGTCACGTTTGTCGGCCCATGATGCTGGGTTGACAGGGACGAAGCTACCGGCAAGCTCGACGATCTTCTGCTCGTCTTCGTTTTCAACGACAAGCTGGTAGATCATCTGATAGAGCGGCTTTAGGAAGTTGTTCGCAAAGTTACGCGCAATGATCTTCTGGCGTTGCTGCGACATGGTCGCCAACTGCTCAACCATAGCAGCGCTGTTCTGCTTACTGATGGCATCCTTATTGAGGCCCTGAGACAGCCTAGAGACGCCTGTGGTGTCCTCTTTGTCTTCGTCCAGCATCTGAATGGTCTGGAAGATAAACGGGTTGAGAGCCGCCTGCTGCATCGGCTGGATAGCGTCAGGACGTGTCACGTTCACGATGCCGCCCACGCGGTTGTCGATGAGTTCTCTTGGGTTCGATAGGCCACCCTTGGTAACGACATAACGTGGGTTATTCGTAATCATCGCATGATCGAGGATCGACCGTGTTAGGACCGTTCTGGCGTTCTGAATGGGTATTACTTTGGCACCGAAGTTGGAACCATAGAAAGCATGTGCAATCGGTAGAGGTACGAAGGCAACGAAGGGTCGACGCTGGCAGAGTTCACACTCTAGTAGGCTGTTGCCTGCTTTAATGACTTTGTAGAGGTAGGCCTGTCCTTCGCCCTCTTTGTCTAACATGATGTAGGCTTCGTAGACCGTCACCTGACGGACGACATCCTGATAACCCTTGGCATTAAATCCACGGTCACTGCCTATGTTCTCATGGCGTGACAAAACCTCAGGATCTGTCTCTAGGTCAACATCGTCATGCTCGCCAATGTTCTCCAGAAGCTTCTCGTCGTAGCCCATCTCACGAAGCTCAGAGAGTGTCTTTTTATAGCGCTGCGCACAGAACGACACCGAATCCAAAGACTTGGCTTGTGGTTCAATGAGGAACTCTTCGGGAGCGACAGCCTCGATGCAAACCTTCGACGTGTCCCTGTATATACGGATGTAGCCACTGTAGTTCCCAAGCGCGTCCTCTTCGACCTCATCGATCTCGACCATCTCGTCGGCGATCATCATGTCAAACTCTTCGCCGGGGACGTTTTCTATCTGCTGCAGAACGCTGTCTGTAGACGGCTCATAGAACACCTTTGCAATACCGGCGCGAGCTACCAGCCCATCGTGGATGACCGTCTGCATGATCTCAAACAGGTTGTTCTGGCGGTTTGCGACATAGTCGACATATGAGGTTGCCACGTCAGCCATAGGTACGTCTTCGGCGTTCTGAGGGCTGAAGCGCACCGTTTTGTATCCGGTGGAGAATGTTTCCAGAAGTGCAGCCTTCATGCTCTCGACAGCATCGTAGACGTCCATAGAAACATACTTAGAGTTACCATCGTGCGCTGGGCGAGGCAGTGCAGCGTTATAGTGATCAGTGACCTTACGGCGCTCACGGCTGATCTGGCTGTCATAATAGCCGATAGACTTGCGCACATTGTCGTCGACAAGAGCGACGATCTGCTCGTCTGTAAGCTTTGTATATTCTGCCATTTTAGACCATTTCTATGTACATATCATCAGTGCTTTCTACAGGCTCCCAAGCGCCCTCATGGACATGGTTTGCCAAGGCGAGGCTCATGACACAGTCGTCAAAGCACCCAGCTTCTGCTTCCATCGCTCCGCTCTCTGTCACGATGTACGTCAGCATTTCTCTAATTGTTGTTTTGTCGTTTAACTGAAGTTCGCCATCCCTGACGGCTGCTCTCAGTTGGTCGATAACCAGCGGCTTAGTTTTAGCAGTTGTTGCGAAGCCCAGTTTCGTACTTTCCCGATCTGTGAGCTTATCCACTTCCGTAGTCTGGTAAAAGTTTGGATAGGCCAGATCCTTAGCCAAGCGGGTACAAGTGAGAATGCCATGTGAGTTGTTCTCCACGATTATGAAGGCTTGGTTAAAGAAGTCACCTAGGTGCCAAAGCACCGTGGCAAAGTAATCAGGATGCACATGGCCTCTCCAAGTTGCGACCTGCCTCTTCTTACTGTCCAAGACCTGAGCGACACTAAAGTCACCATTGCGCACACCCATGGCGACATCAGCACCTATGACGTACTGCTCGCCGGGGTCATGCTGTCGATAAAGCGTAAGTTCGCCCCTGACATGGTTGTTCCACTCGTCCTGCTCAAGGGCTAGACGGGACACCGGATCTGCAGCACTGCCAAGTGTTTCCTGCAGTTGTTCCGGGTTGAACACGGGACGACCAGTGGTCAGGAAGGCTTCTTCTGGTTCAGAGGGGTATTCCTGTCGAAACAGATCGATGCCATTCTGGGCGATCTTACGGCGACGAAACATAAGCTGCTCGTCGCTTAAGCTATACTTATCGCATAGCTCTTCTTCTTCCGGGGTACGAAGGAAGTTCTCAGGGACCTTCTCAGCGTACTCCGGATTGATGTACCAAGGTATGAACACCGGTACATATCCATTGCTGCCATCTACGGCACCCTTCCAGAGGTCATAGAAGACACCAGTGACACCGTTGGCAGTGCTCTCGACAAAGATGGCAGTGCCTTTCGTATTAGGCACGGCTTGTGTCAGAGAGTTCCAGTTGTCGGCTGCAGTCGACTTAGACCAGAAGGCAAGCTCTGAGGCATGAACGTGGGTCAGCGTCTCGCCCCGACCAATGGCGTCACCACCAGCCGTAGCCACGACATAAGAGCTATCGAGGACGTCAAACGATAACTCCCGGCGACTACTGTACTTAGTGTGAGGCTTCAGAAGCTCAGGACAGTTCTCATGATATCGCTTTGTCATATCGAAAAGCGCACGGGTACTATCAGAGTGGTGTGTGATAACCATGGATTTACACGCAGCCCTCTGAGAGACGCTGAAGTATAGATAGCCGCCAACATAGGTGCTAAGGCCCTGCTGACGGGCTTTCAAGATGATAATCCTGACCTTGCCTTCAGAGGCCATCTGATCTTCGACGGCCTTCTGTAGGATCTTCTGGGCAGGGTTTAACTCAAGAGGCTTTACGTTGCCTTCTTTGGTTCTGATCTTGAGAGCAGACCGGGAGTAGAAATCGAAGTCAGTGTAAAGGCGTTTCCGGATCTTCGTTAACTTCGGGTCCATCAAGTTGCTCTTCCTCGTTGTCGTGATGTATCTCTGCAAGAAGCAGAGACGCTAAGAACTCTTCTGCTTTGCCGACCGAAACCTCTGACTTGGCGACAGGCTTGCTCTTAGTGAAGTCCAAGATCATACGGGCGGCTGCGAGTTTCTCTCTGGCCTGCCCCGGTTCACGCATGATGATGACGGCTGTTCTGAGGGCCTCTTGGGCCAACTCATCTTCGACACCGAAGTCCTTCTTCATAATGTCGACGACAGTCTCTGCATCTTTCATCGCTTGTTTCCTTATTGGGATCATCATTTCGCGGGTGTAACCGTCAGGCACACCCTTGGGTCGTCCGGGGTTTTTACGTGGTTTTGTTGCCCACGCTCTTCTTTGTGCGCGTCCTTCTTCCGTTTGCATCATTCGCCAGAAGTGGTTCTTTTCCTTTGGGTTCCCCTTTTGGGGCATCTTCACCACTTTTGGGGGTTTCTTCTGACGCCGCGCTCTTGGCTGCTTTTCTGTTGTCATCCGGTCTGTGCCTCAGTGATATGTCCGTAATGATACGGACTGAATGTGGAAACTGACGCTCGTACATCGACATAGGAATGTTCGAGAACATCTCCCAGATCATTGCACCTTTGTCGTCTTTAGATAGCGTCTTGCTGGCCTCAATATCCTCAAAGCCTTTCATCGCAGACATAAGCTCTATCATCAGTTTCATTTAAAGCTCTCCTTTAGTGTTCATCATTATGCTGCAGTCAGCATCCCCAGCATGGGCGACAGTGCGCCCTGAGGCATCATTGGTTGCTGTTGTTGCTGCTGTTGCTGTTGTTTCTTCTCTTCGTCTTCAGCATCTTGAGCAGCCAAGATTGCCATCATGACCGCGACAGATACTGCGAAGGGGTGACTGTAGAACTGGATGTTCTTGTTGCCTGCTTGGCGTAGGTTCTTCTGTATCCACTTGGTGGTCACAGGCATGACCTGCTTTGCCAGCTTAGGATTGACCGCATAGACCCAGAAGGGGTCGACAGAAAACTCAGCCTTGCTGCGGATGTAGTTCTTATAGTTGTCTATGGCCTGCTCTTGCTGCATCTGCTGCTCAGGCGTCATCCGCATTCTGTTTTCTTCAAGATCCTGCAAGGCTTTATTCAGAACACGTACAGAACGCCTCTCAGAGGGGTTACCCTCAATGTAAACGTCAAGCTGGTCTTGTAGGCGTTTGACCTCGTAGATGATCTCACGCTCTTCGCGGGTGCGCTTGCCCTGAGGCTTATCGATCATGGCACCTAAAGCATTCTCGACAGAGTTTGTTCCGTTACCATTGCCGTTAAGCATAGGACCTACGCCCGACATTGGACCCATAGTCACGCCGTGGAAGATCTCATGCAGTAATGTGGTTAATTCATCGAGGCTACTAACTCTGCCTGTGTTTTTCCCGTCGATGCGAGCATGTTCTCTTAATGCAAAGACGGTGCCTGATGCACCGTTAGGTTTTTTGCGGAATGATCCTCTTACAGTACCCGTGTTCTTACGGCCCTGCGCTGCCATCATCTGACCTTGGTGCAGGAAGAGGTGGACCGTAATGTTGAGCGCTCTGGCTAACTCAAGAGCCTGATCGAGGT